ATCCGCAAACTGAAAGACGCCGGCTGCGAAGTCTGGGTCTGCGACAACGTAGAAAGTGCGATAGATGCTCTCTCGGAATGATCTCCACCCCTACCAGCGCCAAGCGGTGCAGTTCATCAAGGACACGCCGTCGTGCGCCCTGTGGCTGGACATGGGCCTTGGCAAAACCGTCTCAACCCTGACGGCGGTTAAAGACCTAGTGGCTGAAGGCGCGGCCAGCCGTGTGCTGATCATCGCGCCGCTGCGTGTGGCGCTGTCCACCTGGCCGAACGAGGTGAAGCGTTGGGACTTTCTGTCTAACCTGTACATCCACCAGCTTGCAGGGCTGTCGCCAGCAGCGCGCCAGAGGGCAATCGTCCCGCCTTACAACATAAGCGTCATCAATCGCGAACTATTGCCGTGGCTGGTCGAGGCGTATGGAAAACGCTGGCCATACGACACGGTGATCATCGACGAGGCCAGTGCGTTCAAGTCGACGCAGGCCAAGCGGTGGCGCGCCCTGCGCTCTGTGCTGCCGAAGATCAAGCGGATGATCGAACTCACCGCGACACCAGCCGCAAACAACCTGATCGACCTGTGGCCGCAGATTTATTTGCTCGACAAGGGCGAACGGCTGGGCCGGACGAAGGGGATGTTTCTTGAGAAGTTCTGCCGCACGGTCGGCAACCCCCAATGGAACCAGTGGGAGGTAAAGCCGGAGAAGCGCGATGCGCTGTACGCGCTTCTCGCGGACCTGACTATCAGGATGTCGGCCAATGATTACTTGGATGTGCCTGATCGTGTCGATTCTGTGATCGAAGTCCTACCTGTACAGAAATGGCGTAAGCAGTATGCCGACCTCCAAAAAGACTTCGTGGTCGCGCTGGACCAAGGCGAGATCACGGCGGTCAACGCGGCGGTGCAGACGGGCAAGTTGCTCCAGATGTGCAACGGCGCTGTGTATTTGGAAGAAGGCGGGTACGAGGTCGTCCATAACGACAAGCTCGACGCGCTGGCCGAGTTACTAGAACAAACAGACGAGCCAGTGCTTGTGGCTTTTCAGTTCAAATCCGATCTCGCCAGGTTGCGGGAGCGGTTTCCGCAAGCCACTTTCTTGGGCAAAGAACCCGAAGTGATCGAGCGTTGGAATCAGGGAAAGATCCCGCTCCTGCTGGCGCACCCAGCCAGTGCGGGGCATGGGCTTAACCTTCAGGACGGTGGGCGCACGATTGTTTGGTTCGGTTTGCCGTGGAGTCTTGAACTCTACTCACAATTCAATGGCCGGCTTCACCGCCAGGGGCAGACCAAGCCCGTGTTGGTGTACCACATCTTGGTTAGCGGCACTGCGGATGAAGCAGTCCATACAACGCTGACCCAGAAAGACGCGACCCAGCAAGACCTCTTGGAAGCCATCAAAAAGTTGCAGACCCTGAAGAGTTGAGAGATGATACAACTACAAGTTGCGTCGATAGCCAAAAGTGCAGGAGTGTGGTTCATGGAATTCAGCCGCCGTCTGAAGCAGGCGTGTGATGAAAGCCCGATAGTCCCCGAACACGGCAAAGGCCGTCAGGTGTATCTGGCCAAGAAGATGAACGTCACACAGGAGGCGGTCAGAAAGTGGCTGGAAGGCGAAAGCTTGCCCCGCCCTGACAAGATCGCCCTACTGGCCAAGACGCTGGGGGTGGATGCGCTGTGGCTCCAACTCGGCACCAGCCCGCTGGAGATCGCCGACAAGCGCCAGGCAGCACAGCGCGGGGACGCAGCGGTCTACGGCGTGATGTCGTATTTGCTACTGGCCGGCTACCACGTCGCGATCCCCCAGGGCGAGAGCAAGGTCGACGTCTTTGCCATCAAGCATGGCACCCAGCTATCTATTGTGGCCCGAATGGGCCAGCTGCTGGCCAAGGGAGAGTGGACAGCCACCTTCCCCGCAACGGTCGAGGCGCGCTGGCAGGCAGTCTTTGCCACCGAGGGCCAGTCGCTGCATCTGGAGATCGTGGACGTGCCGCCGGAGCTTGCGCTGCGTCACGGCACACGCACCGGCAGCGGTGTCGAGGTGCTGATCAAGAGATCGCCGAAAGGCCGGTACACGCTGGGCGGTGTCGAACTGCGCCAGCTTCGCAATCCCGCAGAGGAAACCTGATGGAACGCCCTTGGATTGGTTTAAAGGAACTGGCCGATCTGTTCGGCCTGACGCTGGGGTCTATCCGCAACGCCATCGCAGAGCAGCGTTTCCCTGTCCCCACCTACAAGCTAGGAAAGCGCGTGGTGGCCGACAAACACGTCGTGGAGCAGTTCTTTGCCTCACGACGTGCTGACGGCATGAAGCAGATTACGCGGCGCGCGTCATAGGGATCACGTTCCCCGCCGCTTCGATCTTCTCTTGGTAGCGGCGGATGGCCACAGGGCCGTTGTGCAGATCCGCAGGGCGGAGATGCAGATACCGCTGGAGCATCTTCAGGTCTTTGTGGCCGGAGCAAAGCTGCACTTCGGTGATGCCGTAGCCCTGTTCGAACAGGCGGCTGATCGCTTCGTGGCGGATGTCGTGGAGGTGAAGGTCTTCGATGCCAGTCGCCGCGACGGCAACGGTGACGCCCGTGCTGACCGAATCTGCCTTGTACGGGAAGATGAACTCACTGGTACGCGGCTGGCGCTGGACGATGTCCCACGCGGCGCCCAGCAGCGGGGCGATCTCGTCACGCTTCTTGCGTGGATGTTTCCGCTGGCGGATCAGGATCGTCCGGTCGGCCTCGTTGATGTCGTCCCAGCGCAGGCGGCACGTCTCGCCGATGCGGAACGCACTGGCCAGTTGGAACGGCAGGATGTCCTCATACGGGATGCGGGAGTGGGTGAAGTGATCGACGATGGTGTCGATCTCGTCATCGCTGACCCGCCGGTCGCGCACGTTGGACTCGGCGATGATGCCGTGGGTCCGCATGAAGCGCACAGCGCGTTCGTAGGACACCATGTCTGGCCGCGCTTCCCACAGCGTCTCTGCGGTGGTCAGGACGGTGCGGAAGTAGATGACGTACTGCTGGCGAGTGCTGGGCAGGATGTCGCGCTTGCCGCTGATCCAATCGACCAGAACTTCGGTCGTCAGCTGGTCGAGGCGCTTGTCGCCAAGGTCAGTGGCCGCACGGCGAACGATGATCGCCTTGTTGTACGGCACCGGCTTGCCGATCTGGGCCATGCGCTTGAGGTATTCCTCGACGGTGTCGGCCACGGTGGCCTTGTCGACCGCGAACTTGCCCTCGTCGATCTTGTATTCCGCGTCTCGCGCCCAGCGTTCGGCCAGGGCTTTCGTCTTGAACGTCTTGGAGACTGCGGCGTGGCCCTTCTTGCGGATCAGGACTCTGTAGCTGTCGCCACGCTTTTGAATAACGGCCATCGGTACACTCCTTGGTACAGTGCCAACGTGTGTTGGCGTGTTGCACATCCGTAAATCAATGACTTACGATGAGTGGCACTGTACCAGATAAAGTGTTCGTTGCAAGCCCTAAGTTGATGATTCGTGAGGGAAAATGTAGGTCCGCTCGGCCACATTCATCATCCCAGAGATATTCTTCATATTCAATGACTTACGAGTGGGTTGGTACGAATTTGGTACAGTGGTCAAGCCCGCTTCACGTTCCCTAAGCTCCAACTGCCACACGCCTGGCACTGATACCGCTGGCGGATGCTGGCCTTCGTGCGATGCCAACCCCGTGCCTGGGTGCGGCTGGAGCCGCAGGCGCCGCAGTCCAAGGGCTTGGTGGCCCCCATGTGCGGATGGGTGGAGATGAACGCCCTGACGTGCTTGTAGACCTTCTCGGTCAGCATAACATCGCCAGCGCAGTACTTGGCCATGCGGCGCTGGGCTGCTTCGTCGCCGTCCATCACCTTGAGCCACAGGTCTAAGCCTTCGTGCTTCACCTTGCTGCCGAGGCCCAATATCTGGGCGACGTAGTCGAGCTTGTTGCAGATGTAGCCCAGCTTCCGCACCGACCTGTAGATGTCGATCTGGGTGAGTTGCGGGGCCGGCGGGAGGCCGTGCAGCAGGAACTCGCCCTGCAACTTCGGGAGATCGAACGACGCGCCATTATAGGTGGCCACTGCTTCCGCCTCCTCAAGCGCCGCGTGGACGATCTGGAGCATCTCCTTGTGGCCATGCTCCCAGTCACTGTAGACAGTGGCCTTCTTGTCGGCCAGCCACTTCATCCCGACGCAGATAACACCGCCGTCTATGAGTATCTGTTTATGGCCTATGTGTTGATCGCGGATACCGAACGTCGCCACAACTGCGGGCTTCGTTTCGATGTCCAAAAACAGAATCTTTGGCGCCATGCATAAGGGCTTTCTCTGTTACTAGTTAGAAGTCGGCTGTACTGCCTATAGGGTTGCCTTCGTCGTCGTATAGAAGCCCATCCTCTATGGGGAGCGGCTCACGAATGGCGGTTGCACCGCCAACAAACCGAGACGTGGCCAAAGAGGACACGGTTACGGCGTTGGTTATTTTCTGGGCGATCTCCTCGCCGGTCTTGCCTTGCTTGACCAATTCCGAGATGAGTTTGCTGCGGTTGGCGGGGTCCATCTCAAGCGCCATCGGGATGAATTGCGCGTTGATTGCTTGGTTCCGCTCCAAGAGCGGTGCCTCTGTGAGCCATTCCATCGCTGACCGCACCAGACCGACAATGCCGGTTGGCACTTCCCCCGCAGCCGCAACGCGTTCTCCCTCGCGTTCGCTGGTCTGCGATCCGCGCAGTTCTTGGTTGAGCAGGCCGAGATCGCGCTCCATGCCAACGCGAGTTGTCAGTTCATCGACGTTCGCGCCTGTTTCGGCCAAGCGTCCGCGTTCATTCGGAGTGCGGAGAATCCGAAGCGACGGGTCAGCGCCATCTGGCGTGTTGCCGATGCGGTCGGTTAGATCGCGCGCTGCGCCAATCCGGTACATTTCCTTGGCAGGGTCGGAGAGTTTGCCGACAGTGGACTTGACTTGCTCTGGGTCCAGCGAGTTGAACTGACGACCGTCATCAAGCGCGCCGATCAATTCAGACGCGCCACGGTATTCGCCACGGCTCTTGCCGAACGTGGGCGCAATTACGTCCATCTCGGCCAACAGTTCGTTCAGCGACTTCTGCAACTTCTGGCCGTACACGTTTACCGTCTTACGCCCAAAGCCGTCGGTCACCGTGTTCTGTTCGATCTCTGCCCGCATAGCGCGTTGGACGTAGTCCATCGTCTCAAGCGTTGGCGTCTGGATGCGGGTCTCCATGAGTCCGCCAGCGGGTGCCGGAACTTCGATGAGGCCAAGTTTGTTCGGATCTTTGCGGTCTTGCGCGGCCAGCTTGCGGGCGTAGGTCAGCCCCGCTTTGCCGCCTGGCGTGTCCAAGATCGACTGGATGTTGTCATTGATCTGGAAAGGCGCGGTGTACGCCTCCTCGTAGCTGGGGCCAGCGGCAGCGCGGCGCTGCTCTATCAGCTTTTCAGACTCGCCGTACACATCACTCTTAGGAGCGACCGTGGCGTACACGTCGTCCTTAAGACGATCCCCCGCGCTTGCGAGACGACCCTCGACGATATCGCGTCCAGCAGCCCTGCTGTCGTTGTCCGAACGCAGCGCCACACCTGTGCGACGGCGGGTGTTGATGCCTGCGTCTGCCAAACCAACGTCCTTGCCCCGCTGGGCGCGTTCGTCGATGAACTCCGCCAGTTTGCTTTGGCCCTCTTGGCTCGTAAGGTCGTAGCCGTCCTTTTTCAGCTTTGCGGTCATCTGCGCCATCGCCTCTTCACGGCTACCTTTGCCCGTCAGCGCGTTCCAATACTTCGCGGCCAGCGGAGCTGCTTCTCCGAGAACTCCTAGGCCACCGCCGAAAAGAACACCCGTAACACCGCCAGCTTCGGCGCTGTCGAGGCGGTTTTTCAACGTGCCTTCACCTTCGTTAAAGCCCGTGACTGCCCCTTGGGTGCCGCCAACCACTGCGGCGTTGGCCACGTTGCGAACTTTACCCGCAGCAGGGACGCTAGGCGCGACGACGGCCTTGACCACTTCCTTCGCATCGCTCAAGACCCCCGTAGGACGAACAGGCGCCGTCTTCAACGTGGATGGGTTCCTTGTAAGCAAAAACGGCGCCACTGCCCCTGTGGTCTGCGCCATTGCGCTCGTCACCGGAAAGTCGGTTTCGGCCTTGCGTTGGGTGCCGCGGTACTGCCCGACCTGTTTGTTGTATGACTTTGAAAACCGCTCACCGATTGAACCGTCTTGCTCAAACACTGAACGCCCACCGCCAGGGATGAGGGTTCCTACCGCGCCAGCGACCTCGTCGTCTAGGCCCATGTAAACGCCTTTCGACAAGCCGGATACGACGGCGTTGGCGAAGCCCGTAACACCGTCGATGGCGTCACTCAAAACGCCGCGCGGCTTCGGCGCCTGCTTTACAGGCGGCGCATTCTTGGGCGCAGTCTCAGGACCGCCGAAATTCTTGGCCATTGCGCTGCGAATGGTCGCGGCAGGCGTACCGTCGGGGAACGAGACGGTGGTGCCGTCGGGCGCGGTTACTTTAATCGGCATTGCGAAGCGTCCCTGTCTTTGGGTCGTAAACCAAGTTGCGGGCCTTCCCTGCATTGGTCTGCGACTCTGTTTCTTTGGCTAGAACGCCTTGCGCCCTCTGCTTGAACCACGTCTGCCAAGGGGTGCGGTTTGCGTTTGGTACAGGGTTGCCGTTGCGTATGAGCGGTTTGCCGTTTTTACCCTTTGCAAAAAGTGGGTTTGCTTCCGCGTATGCTTTCCAAGTGCCGACCATGCCAGCGGTAGAGCCGTTGGTCGAAATCCACGCATCGCGAAAGTCGTTGAACGCATCCAGTGACTTGCCTGCTTGAATCTGGTTTACGGCCCAAGCGCGGTTGAACTCCGCTGGCTTTGACATACCAGGGGCGGCGCGCAGCAGGAGCTTGGCGTCGAAGTTAGAGATGATGTCGCCAGGGACGCGGTTCGCCTTGGACGCAATGGATTCAGCGGCGTTTATGGATGCAACGCGCGGGTTGTAGTAGCCGCCTATCGCGCCGTTAACCTGTCCGGTTATACCCCCTGTCGTGACGCCAGAGTTCAAAGCGTCGAGGACGTCCTGCGCCATCTTAGTGTAGCTGGCCCGTTCGTCGACGGCGGCTTGCCATTTTTCCGAAGGCGCGCGGTACGTTTTTTGTGCGTCCGCAACGGCCTTTGCGTATGAGGATTTGTCGGGTATCAGATACCGAAACGGGTCGCGATCAACGTGCAGACGTGGGATGCCGGTGCGGGCTTGATAGCGCAACCGTTCGTTGTTCTCCGCCTTCAGGTCGAGAGGGTTCAGTTCGTAAGGCGCATTGGTCGGCCCCAGAAGATCAGCGCGCAGAGCCGGCGCATCGTTACGGTACGCTTTGCCTTTGTTGTCGAGCATCTGACCTTGCGTCTGCACGTCGCGGTTGGTGACTTGCGAACTTGTGTTGGCGTTGTCGAGGTTGTCCCCCACGACAGCCTGCCGTGGCGCAGGGATGCGTATTACGGGAGGGCCGTTTGAAGCAGGCGCAGCGGGGCCGATAGTCACGATCCGGCCATCTTGTTGACGCTCGACAATGAATCCGTTGATGACCTTACGCTCTGCCATTTATTTGTACCTTCCACGAGAATTACTTACGTCGGGTGCGTTACCCCAGCCAGGGAACGTGACGTGTATAGAGTTTCCGTTTGACGGGATAGCTTTACTGCCAGGGTATTCAAGCTGCATCCGCTTTATGGCGTCTGCTTTACTCATCCCTGGCGGAACCGCGAGGTCTAATCCGTCGCCGCTTTGGTGCGAACCTGTCCGTGTTTGGGTCAAGCCCTGCGCCACAAGAGCGTCTTGGTGCGCTTGTGTCCTAAACCCGCTTGTCGGTGTGAACCCTAGTTTTCCTAAATTGGCCATTGGGTCGAAGTCCCTACCGAAAGGTGCCACCAGCGTTACCGCTGGTGCCTCCTGCGTTGTTCCAATCATCCAGAGTGAACGTGGGCAACTCGGTGGCCGGCGGCGTCTGCGGACTCGACGACACTTCCGGCTTGGATATAGACCCGTCTTGTTGCATTACGCCGATGAGGGTCCCGAACTCGTCAGTCAGTGCCGCCGTGCTCTGGTACGGGAGGACGGTGGTTTTAACTTTGGAGGAATCGTCCAACCGAGTTACTGCGTCTTTGCTTTGCGACAGTTCGGCGGCGAGGCCGTCGTACCAAGGCATTTCGTCGTAGCCAAGCTCCTGCATTACCGAGGCTGCTACAGGGTTGGCCATAAGGAAGTTCTTGGAACGCTCAAACGCCATCTGAGGGTCTTTCCCCTGCGCTTTGAGTATGGCGGCGTTGCGCGCCGCGATGGCCAGTTGGTTTTGGATGCCTTGTACCCGCTCCCCCTTGTTGGTCAACGCATTGGTGATTGCCTGCGTCTGGTTTGCGCGCAGGCCGTCCATCGTCTGCGTCAGGCCGAGTTTGGCCGTGCTGATGTCGGCCAGTGTCGACTGGTAGCGGTCCTGCGCTGTCTGGTTCGGGCGGAACGGAGCCGCGAGATCGTTGTTGCCACCGCCGATGGCGTTCTCAAGAAGCCGGAACGGTGTGCCGACCACGGCGCTGATCGCGTTGCCGACGACGTTAAGTGGGTTCTTTACCGAGTTGCGCTGGCGTAAAGCCGCCTCTTCCGCCTGCTTTAGGGCCGCGAGTTGGGCTGCTTCGTACTGCGCCATCGCTTCTGGCGTCAGCGGACCGGCGAGTGCGGGCGTCTTTTCTACTTCTGCCTGCTTTACGGCGGCAGGCATAACGCTAGATGGTCGCGCCCGCGTCGCTTCGGCGGCGTAGTCCACATACGAACTGCGCCCGACGTCCTCAAAAGTCGGTGTGTCGGCCAGTACGCCGATATTCCTGCGTTGGAAATTAACAGCCATCTGTCACCCCTGACCGAAAGGCGCGAAAGGAGTCGCGCTAGAATTGTTGCTCATCATCGCCAGCATCTGCTGCATCGCGGCTGGGCCAGCGAGCGATGGCGCGTTCATGGCGATCTGTGTCGGCTTGTAGTTCTTCGCTTTGGCCCCAGTAGCTGGCGTCACGCTGAACACGTCCTGCGGCATGGCAGACGCGCCCGACAAACCAAACACCGACGCCACGGGGATGCCCGTCATGGAGATTGAGGTCGGCTGGTAGTTCTTCGGCTTCGTGCCTTGCGCTGCTTGCACGTTGAACTGCGCCTGCTGCGGCGCCCGTATCATGTCGAAGATCGACATGGCGTTCTGCGGCATCGCCTGCGGCGCAGCGGTCGTGCCATAGCTCTGCCGCGATGATGGCGTTTTGATGCTTTGCATTATTTTGTCGAACAGACTAGCCATATCACCCAAATCCTACGTTCGCGTTAAACGACTTGGAGTTACCCGTGGCCGAGTTCGACCCCATGTTGCCGCCCATGCCGTAGCTGTAGCTGTTGTTGAAGCTGTTGCCGAAGCTGTTGCTGGTCGAGTTGTCCAAGCCGATGCTGTTGCTCGACGACAAGACGGTCGGATCGCCAATGAGCGACTTGTACATCTGCAACGAGTTGTACGGGTTCATCTGGTTGCTGTACTGCGTGTCGAGAAGCTGCTGCTGGTACTGACGCAGATAGTTGCCAGTGTCCTGCGCCAGTTGGGCGTTGTTGACGCCCGTCTGGTATGCCTGGCCCATGCCCTGCTGGCCCGCCTGGCCGATGTTGAACGCGAGGTTCGCGCCCTGCCCCATGAGGCCGGCGTTGAGTGAGTTTGTGCCGAGAGCCGCGTTCTGGTTCGCCAAGCCCTGCTGGGCTGCGATGCCGAGGCCGGTGTTGTACGCCTGGCCGCGCAAGTTGGATGAGATGTCGGCCACACGGTCGCCTGCGCCACGCATGGCGATGGCGTCCATAACGGCGCGACGGCTGGAGCCGCTATTGCCAGTGCCTGCTGCCATCGCAGCGTTGCCGGTCAACTGGTTCTCGCCGAGGTTCCGCATGACGTCACGGCTTGCCGCGTCGATCTGGCCGTCGAGATACGGGTTGTACGACGCCTGTGCCGCCGTCCGCATATCGATGCCGCGGTTCATTGGTGTGCCGTAGACGTTGCCGCCAGCCATTGTCGCGGCTGCGTTACCCGCAGTGTTGAAGCCCGCCGTGTTGGCGAGTGACTGTGCAAGCTGCTGCTGGAAGATGTCGTTGCCAGTGCCTTGGCTGAAGCCGTACTGCTGGCCTAGACCCTGCGCCAACACCGGATTGATGTCAGCAGTCTGCCGATCCGGCATCCCGTAGTTGCCGTACAGGTTCGCCGCGTTGGCGTAGATGTTGTCGATGTACGGCTGCTGGCCACCGTAGATGTTCTGGCCCGACTGCGAGATATTGACGCCAGTGCTGGCAGCGTTCGATCCCTGCTGCGAGCCGCTCTGGCTGATGTTCTCTTGGAGATCATAACCAGCGGTCGCGCCTGACGAGACGTTATTGCTCGACGACTTACCAAAACCAAGACTAGCTAACGCCATATTTATATCCTACGCAATGAATGTCCAAGAACCATCGAAGTAATAAAGCCCCCGACCGGAGCCTGGATTCCATGAAGTTCCATCCGCGATGGCCAGTTGGCCAGTGACGGGTTTTGCTGGAGCTTCAAAGAGAACGGGGATCGTTGGTGTTTGCGCGGCCCTAAAGCTGTCGGAGACACGTTGAAGTTCAAGTGTCGCCCAGCGGCGCAAGTCTTCGACCGTTTTGGCGAGAGTTGGTGCAGGGGTGTAACTCACCGCTCCGCGACCTCTTCCACATCCAAATCAAATCCACCCAACTGCCAATACCCTGCAACGGATGAAGATTCAATCCTTAATGCAAGATAACGGCCAGAAACACGGGTATCGACCTTGTAGTCGGTTTCGACGTTGTACTCTTTCGAAGTCTTCCACGTCACCGGCCCTTGGGGGCTGGACGACGAGCCGACTTGGAAAGTGACTGTGCCAGTGCCTTTTATCTGCGGCAGGATGCGTTTGATCTGAAGGACACGCTCTGTCGGGCGCTGAAGCACCTGATCCATGTCGATCTTGGTTGTCTCGACGAACGATGTGTACGACACGCCGGATGCACCAAACGTCTCGTTGTGCGCTTGTATCTTTGACGCGCCGGTATTGGCTGAAAACAGCCGTGTGTTGCGCGCCTGTGTGTCAGCGCCAAGGTCAGTCCACAGTGCCGACCAGCTGTCCCACTCGACATCCAAGTCAGTCCAAGTCGCGCCTGTGCCGCTGCCGCCACCGCCGATGGCAGGGCCGACGCACATTGAACGCACGTTGGGCAGATCGCGGAAAGTCCAAGCGTCGTTGGCGTAGTTCCACACTGCTGCCCTGTTGGCTGTTTCGACGTTGGAGGCGTTCTTGTCTGCGTACCCGATCCATATCTCGTTTGTCGAAGGTTCGTGGACGACGAACACGCTGCGGGCGTCGGCCACGCTGCTGTAGAACGTGTCTTTTACCCGCTTCGTGGCCACGGGTTGCTTCGAAGATCCGTCGTGGATGTAGATGTCGTCGCGCCCGACCACGAAATGCCGGTTGTCGAACACGCAGACTGCGCCACGGTTGATGATGCCGCCGTCGTCGAACAGTTCGCGGAACGCAAACACCAGCGGGGCGCCAATGAATGCCATTGAGTACGCGCCACGTTCGGCGTAGATGATGTTGTTGCCTGCCAGCGGTAGGCTGTCGATCAGCCTGCCGAGACGGCCACCGAGGATGTTTTCACCGGCCAGGTTGGTCGTGCTGGTGATGTCGTAGCTGCCTGGCACCGATGTCGGGTCGAACTCGTCGCCCCAGCGCACGGTGTACGGGTATTCGGTCGAACCGTCTGTGTAGCCAACCATCACCAAGAAGGAGACGAAAGGCTTGATGCAGTTCGTGCGTAAATTCGTTGGCCAGTTGGCGATGTCAGCAAACGCGGTGCCGCTTGGCGCCATGTATTGCGGTTTGTCGCTGCCGTTGTTCGCCAAGAAGCCGAAGCCGATCTGGCTGGTCTGCCAGCGGGGGCTGTTGGCGTACCCGCTGGTGTAGGCCGCTGCGGTGACGTTGACGACGCTGGAGCCTGTGTAGCGGTAGAGGTTGTTGGCTGTGCCGACGACCAAAGTGTTGTTACTGTCAACGAACCAGCCCGCGACGTGCGTCGGCGCATTAGGCACGGTGGTCACATCGACGTGGCCCAGAGACTTGCCCAAGCGACCGTTGAACATCTGCACGTTATTGCCTGCGGCGAACTGGGTCAGTTCGACGTCATACGGCTGCTGATCGGGGACAAGCCCGCCAGCGCCGATGTTCCGCAGGGGAACCATGACCATTAGCGGGACTCCAACTCCGCGACCCGCAGTTCAAGAGCCTTGATGGCTTCGATCAACAGGCCGACTAAGTTCTGGTACGCCACGCTCTTCAGGCCGTTGCTGTGCGTGTGGACGACCTCTGGCACGACGCGCTCAACTTCTTGCGCGACCACGCCGATGCGCTCTTCCATGTTGAACTTGCTGATGTAGCTCACGCCACGCAGCGACTTCACCTTGTACAGCGCCTCTGTGATCGTTTCGATGTTTATCTTCGTGCGGCTGTCGGAGAACGCCGTGATGTCGCCAGTGGCGGTCACAGTGCCGGATACAGACACGTTGCCGGAGATGGTGCCACCGCTGGCCGAGTACTTGCCGTCAATCGCGGTCTGAAGGCCAGAGATGTCGGCGATGGCGAGTGTGACTGCGCCGGTCTTGCCAGCCACGCTGCTGACTGTGCCTGCGTTTATCGTGATGACGCCGGTCGTGCTGTTGTACGAGCCAGCGCCTGACACGCTGATTGCTGTACGGGCGCGGGCGTTGGTGAAATAAAGATTCGTGCTTTCGGCGACGTCTGCCGTGTTCAGCGTTACCGAGCCTGTTTTGCCAGCCACGCTGATGACAGGAGCGCCCGTGGCGCTGAAGCTGATGACGCCAGTGGTCGGATTGTACGAAAGATCGCCTGCTGCGCTGATCGCTGCCCTTGCGCGGGCGGTGGTGAAGTACTGGTTTGTCGATCCGTCTGCCACCGCGTCGGCATTGAACGAGATGTTGGCCGTGCCGTTGAACGACACGCCGTTGATGGTGCGGGCGGTCTGGAGCGCCGTGGCGGTCGAGGCGTTGCCCACCACTCCGCCAGACGCAGTAATCGGGCCAGACACAGTGCCGCCGGCCAGCGGTAGATACGCTGCGCTAAGTGCGGTGTGCGTGGCCGTCACCGGCCCTGTGATGTTCGGGAAGGTCGCCTTGATCGCAGCCTTGATCAGGCGCAGATGGTTGTCGCCTTGGTTGGCGTTGTCCGACGACGTCGGATTTGTTTCGACCAATCCGTCGATGTATGTCGCGCTCTCAAGACCCATAAAAACACCCTTTCACGCCTGCGATAACACAGAAGCGGTTAATTGACGACCGTTTTATTCGGACAGTCGCTTTCACAAACACACGCCCACTTGCTGTTGTGGGCCTCAATCTCTAAAACCGTCTCCGCTGTGTCGCTTGTGGCGTCATAGCTGATCGGCGTTGCGATCCTGCAATAGTCACTGACTACGGCGGGAGCGGTCGAAACGGTCGCGCAGCCGCTCGTCGCGGACAGGATCAGGAGTGGCCAAAGCTTCTTTAGCTTGTTCAACACGTTCTTCGACCTCCTTCATGTCTGCATCGCGCTGCTGCGCTTTACCAGCCTCAAGCAGCTGCCTGTCTCCAAACAGGCGAAAGATCGCCTGCAAGAGCAACAGCAACTGCTTGATGCCCTGTATCACTTGTATGGGTTCGCCGTGTCTTCGACACCGTGGCGGATGAACGCTGCCATCAGTGCGGTGAACACCAAGTTGGCGGTCTGCATCAGATCAGCATCGCCAGTGAGGTACGCAGCGACAGCGGTGACGGTTGCAACGCCAGCCGTGATGTACGTTTTGTAGCCTTTAAACATAGTCTTTCTCCTTATGCTTCGTTCGTAGAAACTTTGCCGGTGGCCCTGCGGACCATGCGACCTAGAACAGGCTGGTCTTTCGGCCAGCGGATTGCGACGCACCGATCTTTGGCGATTGACGCGATGTTGACGCCGTTGTTCTGGTTGCCGCCAAGGACGTGGTAGTGCGTGGCACTTTCCGCGACGTAGAAGCCGACGTGACCACCGCCAGCGCGGTCGAAAACAAGGATGGCGCCAGGCGCGATGCGTTCAGGGCGTAAGTTCGCGCCGTAATCGGCCCAACCCTTCGCGCGATACCAGTGCTTGGGGTAAGGCAGTCCCGCCTCGTCCATCGCCCACGCCACGAAGAAGCCGCACCAAGGCGTCTCGTCGTTCGACCACCAAGCCTTCAACTTGGCCAGTCCTTTTACGATCCAAGGGTTGTGCCGTGGGCCTTTAATCTCACGCTCCCCGACCTTGCCGCGAGCGTAACTCAGCCATTTGGGGTCAGTCAACACGCGGTTAGCCCCCCAACTTTGCCTTGAATGCGGCCCACAAAAAAGCCACTGCTGTGCCTAGGCCAGCCGTCCACTTGACGAATGCCAGTACGTTGGTCGCCGTCTTCCAGGCGTCGAGAAGGTCTTTGGTGTCTTGGCGAAGACCCTTCATGTCCTCTTTCATCTGGTCCATGTCCTGTCGCAACAGGGCCAGTTCAACGTCGGTGTTTGGGTGTTCGCTCATTACGACAAGTCCTCTACTGATACGGTGACAGACCAGTAGCGCGTGATGCCAGCGGCAGTGGCGCTGACCGTGTACACAGCTTCCTTAAAGCCGCCAAAAGAAGTGGTTGAGTTGCTGAATGTGATGCTAGTAGCAGAGCCGCCGCTGGAAACGCTGGCGTTACCGCCGGTTCCTGTTTTTGTCCAAGTCCACACCGCAGATTGGTTGCAAGTGATAGTGACGCTGGCGTTCAAACTGCCGTAGTCGCTCAACGCCTGCGGCGCGCCAGCTGACGTGCCGCCGCTTGGGCTGAACGCCACGTCTGACGTGCCGAAAAACTTAGACATGGAGATTGTGCCGGATGCCGGCACTGCCCCGTTAACACCAGAGGTGCTGCCTGGGACGTTGGCGCCGCCTGCGTAATACTCAGACATGGCGATAGGGTTCGCGCCCCCAAACTCAGTTTGGATTTGGCTTAATGATATTGCGCCAGATGTTTGAAGTGTCACGCCGAAGCCCCCGCTAAGTTAGTTTGGCATAGCGGAAATTGCGTCTTCTGGCAATTCCAATTCTACCCAAGTCAATGTGGCTTCGTCCCAGCGATACAGCTTACCGTCATCCGGTTTCGGTGTGGGTGCATCCCACAAGCAAGTATCTTCGTTCAACGTCCATGACGCGAATGGCTGTGGCGGGATAAAGGCATCGCGCTCTGCGTCATAAGTGTATCCGATGCCAGCGTAATTCATACGCAGCGGACGGCCCTCTGGATGCTGACCGCCGTGCGTGTTGTACGATGTCTGCACCCAGAGTGCAGGATCGCCAAACGCGCCTGTGTCGATGACCTCTTGGTCAATAACCAGAACTTCAGTGACAATACCGTCAATAACTTTTGCAAAATGTGCCATGTGTTATCCTTAGAATGTAATCGTGCCGGATGAGTTGAATACATAAACCGTATTGCTTCCGACAGTGGTTATGGTCGGTGAACCTGTGGTTGAGGTTGCTGCGACAGGGCATGACAAGATCACGACACCAGATCCACCTTGTTGGGCTGGGGAGTTACACCCACCGCCACCGCCACCTGTATTAGCGACACCTGCTCCAATAGTTCCGTCGGCGTAGTTTCCACCACTACCTGCTCCGCCCCCACCGGCACCTCCAAGTGATGTGGCGGTGCTATAGTAGCCGCCGCCGCCACCGCCGCCGCCGCCGCGAGTAACTGCCGTTCCTGTTATGGATGAAGACC